GATCTCCTGGACCCACTGGACCCACAGGTCCCACAGGTCCCACTGGACCCACAGGTCCTTCTGGTCCTACTGGTCCTACTGGTCCTCCAGGACCTTCAGCATCGGCTTTCTTACAAAATGATGTTTGGTTAAAAACGCCCGATAATAGAAATAGATTTTATTTTGCTTCTAACAGCAGAACTTATTTTGGATCTGCAAACGGTTATGAGTGGAGAAGTGCTGCAGATGTTAATATTGGAACAATTGATAATAGTGGAAATTTAGTTGTTGCTGGAGATATTACTGCATTTGCTTCTGACGAAAGACTTAAAGAAAATATTGAAATTATAGATAATCCACTGGCGAAAGTTATTTCTCTTACAGGATTTACATATAATTTTAATGAAATTGGTGAAGAACTTGGATTTGATAGAAACATAAGACACTCTGGTGTGTCGGCACAAGAAGTTCAAAAAGTTCTCCCTGAAGTTGTAGTTCCAGCATCTGATGAAAATTATTTAACAGTTAAATATGAAAAACTTGTTCCACTTTTAATTGAAGCAATTAAAGAATTGAAAAGTGAAATTGATGAATTAAAAAAATTAAAGTAAGGAGATTTTTCTAATGCCTACTCCAACTGGTATTATAAATTTTTCTGACATCGAATCGGAATTTGGAAGAAATGGCACCAAATCTTTGGGGTCATATAGAATATCACAGTCCGCTGGATTGTATTCAAATTTACCTCTTGATACTGGAATTCCTCAAAGTGGACCAATTAGTTTTAGTCAATTGAGAGGAAAAAGATTAAATGTCGTCGTAGATATTTCTGGTGGTGATGAATATAGAGTTAATATGAGATCAAAGTATGATACTAATAGTGGTGTTACTGTAATTGGGGGATTTAGATCTAAACCTGCAGATCCAAGTCAAAAAAGAATACTGGTCAGTGTCAACAAAAGAATAGGATCTGCTACTGGACCTATAAGTAATGTTGCATTGAGAACCGGCACTTGGGGAACATCAGCATCTCTTGAAGTTCTTTTAGGATCAGGTGCGAGTATATTTGGTGCTGGTGGTAGAGGTGGAGACTATAGTGTAACCACAACAACTCAAAGTGGAACTGTCGTTTATGCTGAATATTGTATTCATTACAGAGAAACGAAATATGGTCTGGCTGGTCCAATTTGGTGTAAGGGGGTAGAACCTGGACCACCTGCAGGAGATTGGACTTCTGGTTGGTATCCTGGAAATCCTGCTTTTATTCCAGCTGGTAAAGGTGGATTTAATGGATATGAAGCACGTAGAAATTGGAGTGCAACCTTCAGTTCATATACTTTAAATCCTGGAGGAAATGGAACAAGTGCTTTAGGAATAGAATATTCTGGAGCAACTTTGATTAATAATGGATACATTCAATGTGGTTATGGTGGAGGAGGAGTAGGTGGCACCGCTGCTAATGATCCAGATAAAAATCAAACTGATGCTGGATCCTCCGGTGGAGGTGGTGGAGGAGGTGCTGGACTCCCTGTGGGAACAAAGGGATTTGGGTCAGATAATGGTAGGTATGGTTTTGGTGGGAGAGGTGCTGATGGAAATGATGCAACAACTACAGTTAGAGGATTGGGCGGTCCTGGTGGTAATGGTCGTGGAGCAGTTGCTGGTTCAGGTGGTCCTGGAGGAGATCCCAGCAATAATCCGCAAAATGGACAAAATGGAGTTGCTGGCAATCAAGGTCTTGGAGCAGGAGGACCTTCTGGATCAAATGGAAATGGAATCATTGTAACTTCTTCCAGTGGGTCAGTTACAATTTCAGGAAGTGGCACATTACATGGTGCAATACAGTATAATGGTTCAGTAACATAATCTAAATATCCAGGAAATAAATTAGTAATTATGAAAATAACTATTGTCCCATCAATGAGGTGGATAAAAACGGATGAGGCATCATTAAATATTCCAGAATGGAACTTTAATGATAACCATATAGAATCTATAGAATGGCAAGATGGAGAAGGAATTGTTCAATTTAAAGAAGGTTCTATAACTGATACATTTTTTAATGATGTTTCAATTTTACAACCATATCTTGATGCACTAGAACCTTACACCGAAGAAAATTTTCCAGATGTAGTCTTTGATGAAACCAAACAAGTATATATTTTAAATGGAAGTAGTAGTTCTACCAATGATGAAATTTTAACTAATATTTTAAATTCTCAAAATGAAAACAAAGAAGCATGGATTTATATTCATGTTCCTAAAACTGCTGGCACCTTTATAAAATCTAGAATTAAAGAATCTATAGAAACATCTAAAATTTTAGATCCTTTTGTTAATAATAAAATTTTTTCTACTCCAATTAAAAATGCTCCTAGCATTTCTTTTGTAAAAAAGCATATTGAATTGGTAACTGATGAAAGAATTAAGTTTATTGCTGTTGTTAGAAATCCATATGATAGAATTTATAGTCTATGGAAATGGTCTAGAGTTTATGGTCTTCCTGGAAATTTAGAATTTCCTGAAGTAGAAACTAATTTCAATGATTTTGCAATTTCTTTATCTGAAGGAAATTATGATCATTATTATTTTATGCAAAAACAAACATTCTTTGTTAAGGGGGAAAATGAACGTCTTAAAGTTATGAAATTTGAGGATTTGAATACTGATGTTAAATTTTTCTTTGAACAAAATGGTGTAAAATGGTCAGATAATAAACTTAATGATATTCCTGGAAAAAATTATACTGATGTATATACTGAAGAATCAATGAAAGCAATACAAAAAAGATGTTTGGAAGAATTTGAGATGTTTGATTATTCGATTGAACTTTTTTGAATACTATATTTTTATGAACGACTTAATTCAAATTATTGAAGTTATTAATAGTGAAGAATTGAAAATAATAAACAAATATATTGATTCTTTGTATTTTCAAGAAACTACAGTATTTGATTCTGATGGAAAGTCAAGAATTGATACTTCTGTTAGGTCAAGTCTAGGATCTTCTATGAATGAAGATCATGATGCAACTAAACTTCTTCATGATAAAATAAATGAGTCTCTTTTAGTTTATAAAGAAAAAATTTGTAAAATTAATGCAATGTTTGAATATTATCCAGTTCCTGGTGGATATGGAACAACTTCACATAGAGAAGCAATTCAAGTTTTGGAGTATCATCCAAATCAGGAATATAAGTTTCATCATGATGTTTCAAACAATCCAAATTCAAAGGAATATCATCGACAAATATCTGTTGTTGTTTATTTAAATAGTGATTTTGAAGGCGGTGGCACTGAATTTCCCCATCAAACTTTTAAACCACCTGCAGGATGTGGATTATTTTTCCCATCAAATTGGAGTTTTCCACATTCTGGTCAGAAAGTTTTGAGTGGTAAAAAACGGGTTGCGGTGACTTGGTATTATGTCATTGACCACAACGCTTGACACCCGCCCCCAGATGCCCTATAATATGGGGGTAATCAAAAAACGACCGAATGAGCACCGCACAAGAGACCGTTCAAGGCATTGTGATTGATGTCTGTAGTAAATCTTTTCTTCTTTTGAGTGATCAAGGAACGACTAAAGAAGTGAATTGTGACACCACCGAAGAGTTTATGAACGTGCTGGAAGTTGTGACCAGTAATCTTGACCCCGAACAGATTGAATACGCCGATCTTGCGATTTATGAAAAAACTCACCGTTGAACAACTTCAGGAAAACTTTGACGAATACCTTGATCGTGTAGAATCTGGCGAATCCTTTATCATTACCAGTGAGCACGGAGATGTCGTAATGACTCCTGCGAATGTGATAGAGGAAGTTGATGACCTTGTGCGAATACATAGGGACCACGAAGAAGGTTGTTGACAAGGTGCTCCAAATCTGTTAAAGTGATTTGGAGTTTTTATGGGCGGGTAATTTAAATGGTCAAAATGCTCTGCTTATAACGGAGTTATGAGGGATCGTGCCCCTCCCTGCCTATTGACCGTAAAGACTCTATGAGTTATTATGGTCTTATCGCTTCGGTGATGGAATTGGTATACATTCGACACTTAAAATGTCGCGCCCGTATGGGATTAGGAGTTCGAATCTCCTCCGAAGCATAATATAAATAGTAATACCTGTAAGTCGCATTATAGGTAGAAGGGGTGCTTCGGCACCTTTTCTTGTATAAATAGTATTGCGACTTACAGAGTAGAACTATGTGTAAAGGGGATAAAATAACCCATAAGCACCATATTATTCCAAGATATATGGGTGGAATGGATGTTGCAGAAAATCTTGTTGAAATTACTATAACGCAACACGCAATGTATCATTATTGTAATTATCAACTTTGGGGAAAAGATGAAGATAAAATTGCTTGGAAAATGCTTGGTGGTCAAATAACTGTAGGAGAAGCATATTTGGAGGCAAGGAAACTTGGTGGAAAAAGAGGAGCACAAAAAGTAAAAGAAAAACTTCAAAATCCAGAGATTCTTAAAGCATATAAAGAGCAGTGTAAAAAAGCATACTACAATTCAAAGAATCTAGATAAAATGCTTGCTTATGCAAAAATAAATCAACCAAAAGCAACGGAGGCAGCAAAAACTCCAGAATCTAACAAAAAAAGAAAACAAACTCTTTCAGAAATAAAACATCAACAAGGAGAAAAAAACTCACATTATGGTAAAATGTGGATTACTGATGGAACAAAAGATGGATCATATAGAATAAGTAAAGATGATATGATACCAGAAGGATATAGGAAAGGTAGAGTTTGTAAGTAAAAATAAATATAAGATATGGGAAACCCCAATGTCTTATAGAATTACACAAGCATATTGTTGGTATAATGAAGGCAGTATAATTGTGAAGATGTATTTTTTAAATCAACTACCTTTTACGTTTGATGAACTTCCTGATGGTCATCTATACGATAAGGAATTGATTGAACTTGCAGATCTGCAATTAAGATTTGAACCAGAAGATCTTTATCGCAATTCTTTCTACTTAATCGACGAGGAAGCTCATCCTTGTTTCTTCAATGTGGAGATAGAAAACCCTGAAGATTTGCCAGAAGATCTTGAATATGAGTTAGATGAGGAGGATTTCACCAACTAAATAAAAGATAGCAATATCTTAAGAAGTTATAATCCGATGCCACTGAACAAATTATCGAATTTCATTAAGAATACTGACGGTCGCACACTATACGTCAATCCGAATGATTTAGATGCCACTGATTCAATTACTAATACTGGCAATTCTCTTGCTCAACCATTCAAGACAATTCAAAGGGCACTGTTAGAAGCAGCAAGATTTTCTTTTGTAAATGGGAGCGATAATGATTTAGTAGAAAAAACAACGATTTTGGTTTGGCCTGGTGAGCATGTAATTGACAACCGTCCAGGATATGCAATCTATGATAATGGTGGAACTGCATATACTGTCCCCCCAACAGGTGGTATAGGATCTCCAGCACAAGGAGTTTTATCACTTGAATTAGATTCAAATTTTGATATCACACAAGAAGACAATATTCTTTATAAGTTTAATAGTGTTAATGGGGGTGTTGTAGTTCCAAGAGGAACTTCGATTGTTGGTCTAGACTTAAGAAAGACAAAGGTTAGGCCAAAATATGTTCCCAATCCAACTGATGACTTAGTTGCAAAATCAGCAATCTTTAGAGTTACTGGTGCATGTTACTTCTGGCAGTTTTCTTTCTTTGATGGTGATGACACAGGTCTCGTTTATACTCACCCATCATTTTTTACAAGTAACTACCAATCCACACCAAGATTCTCTCACCACAAACTGACTTGTTTTGAATATGCTGATGGTGTCAATGAAGTTGGCACTTATGGTCTGACTGACCTTGATATGTATTATAGCAAACTGTCAAACGCTTTTAATTCATATCGTCCAATTCCAACGACTGCAAAGTTTCCTGCAAGCAATGAGGACTTTGCAAAGAGAAATCCAGAATGGCAGATTGTTGGTGCTTTTGCTTCAGACCCTGTTTCAATTTCATCCATTATTTCTGGAAACGGAACAACTGCAAGCACTCAAGTAACGGTAACAACATCAGAAGCACATGGTCTGAATCTAGGAACTCCGATCAAAATTAAAGGAGTTTCAGCACCAGAATATAACATTGCTTCAATTGTTCAATCTGTTATTAGTGACACTCAATTTACATATCTACTTGAAACTTTCCCGATTACTCTTCCTGCCAATCCAAGTGCTTCGGGAGCAACTGTAACTGTAGAAACTGATACAGTATCTGGTGCTTCTCCTTATATCTTTAACTGCTCATTAAGATCGGTTTGGGGTATGAACGGAATGCACGCTGATGGAAGTAAAGCGTCAGGATTCCGTTCTATGGTCGTCGCACAGTTCACTGCTGTGTCGCTTCAGAAAGATGATCGTGCTTTTGTAAAGTATGATAAGGAAACGAGAACTTATAATGGTGTCATTTATAACACAGTTTATGGTGGAAATCTGCCAACAGGTGCGTCTCAAACTGATACAACAAAGGTTTATCACTTAGATCCAAATGCTATCTATCGTCATGGGTGGGAGACGAGTCACATTAAGGTGACTAATGACTCCTTCATTCAAGTTGTTTCAGTTTTTGCAATTGGATTCAACAAACACTTTGACCTTGAGTCTGGTGGTGATGCTTCAATTACCAACTCTAACTCTAACTTTGGTCAAATCTCACTTAACTCTGATGGATATAAGGCAGAAGCATTTACAAAGGATAATAATGCTTTCATTACCTCTATCATTACTCCAAGAGATATTAGTCCAGTAGAAGAAGATATTGAATGGTTGTCAATTGACGTTGGTCTAACAACTTCTGTTGGTATTACAACTCATCTGTATCTTTTTGGTCTGAACGCTTCTGATAGTATTCCTGTAAGTGTCACACAAGGTTATAGAATCGGTGCAAGAGTTGATGATAAGTTATATCTCTCTATTGGATCTACCGAATATTCTGCAAACATTTATATGCAGGATGGAATCACAAGTTCCGTCAAGACATATAATGTAACTAGTGTGTCATCTTCCATTCTAACTCTTGGATCTCATACACTTCAAACTGGTGAAAAGATTATTATCAATAGTGAAACTGGAGATCTTCCAGAAAACGTAACTCCACACATTGTTTATTATGCGATTCGTGTTAATTCAACTCAAATCAAACTTGCAACATCATTTACCAATGCTCTGAATAATGAGGCATTGACTCTTTATGGTGGAACTCAACTCAAAGTTTATAGTAGAGTTTCTGATAAAATTGCAGGAGATATTGGATCACCAATTCAATTTAACTCAACAGCAGGAAACTGGTATATCACAGTCAACAGTGCAAATCAGATTTATAATCAACTGAATGCATTGGGAGTGGCAGAGTTAGGTGAAACAACAGATCTGACTTATGTTAAGAGAATTGTCGATGAGAGAAGTTTGGATGAGAGAGTTTATAAAATCAGAGCAGTAATTCCAAAAGAACTTTCTGCTGCAAAAGATCCTGAACAAGGATTCATCATTCAAGATTCAAGCACAACGGGTGCAAGACCGAATGATTTCACAAGAACAAGTATTGCAAGCACAGATTATAACTACAACAAGAATCAAAGATTCATTACGACTTGTTCCGTAAGTTCAAATACCGTTACGGTTTTATCAGAACTTCCTCATGATTTAAATATTGGAGATATTGTTGTTGTTAAGAATGTAACTGATAGTAATAATTTACCTGGAACAGATAATCGTGGATACAATGGAAGGTTCCGTGTTGTATCTGTCGTAAATGATATGTCATTTACATACTCTACAACTGATTTGAGTGGTAGAGTTCATACTCCGGGAGCAACAAGCACCAACAATATTGATTTGAGAGTTACAGATGATCAAGTCAGGGATCTACCACGATTTGAAAGAAATGATCTTCAACAAAATCTGTATGTTTATAGAAATGAGGTCATTTCTCCATATGTTGAAGGTCAACAAGATGGGATTTATCACTTGTATGTTTTAAACGCAAGTAATGGAATTCCAGAAGAATTTGTCAATCTTGAATATTCTCAAAGTCCTGTTGATCTTTATCCACAGTTAGACAGAGACAATGTTGAGGCAAATCCTCCAGCAGCAAAGACATTTGCTCTTCGTGCTCCAATTGGTGATACAAATACAAGTGATTTGAAAAAAAGTATCACTAGAGAAACAATTGATAAATTTACCAAATCTTTAGGAATTGGACAATCTATTACCGCAACATCGACAACATCAACAAGTTCAACTCTTACATTTGGTAGAAGGCACGGACTAGGTGCAATTGCTATTGGTGCGATTACTGCAGGAGCATCTTATACGGATGGAACTTATTATGATGTTAAACTTCTGAACAGCAATGCAGATCCACTTGTTGGAACTTGGAAAGGGGCAACCGCAAAAGTTGTTGTTTCTGGTGGTGCAGTAACTTCTGTTGATATTATTTCATCAGGTTCTGGATATGCAAATGCAGAGGCATTGTTCTTTGATAATACCAGAATTGGATCTGGTAATGGTAATGCTAGATATACTCTATCAACTGCTGGTATTTCTACAAGTGTTGGAGATGTTGTTCAAATTACTGGTATTGGAACAACTGCAGATTCTTATCATCGAATCAGTGCAGTTGGTTCCGCAACTCAAATCTCCATTGCTAAAACTGCTGGTGATCCAGAACCAGTTATTGGAGAATACGTCTTTATTGTAGGACCATCTGCAAGAATTACTGCAACAAGTTATAGTTCTGCAACTGGAATCGGAACATTCACAACGGTAACTCCTCACGGATTACTTGCAGGTAATAAATTTAGAATCATTGATTCTTCCAATAATAATGTTGGAGATTACATTGTAAAAGAAAGAGTTGGCATCACAACATTCACAGCAACAACAAATAAATCTTTGAGTGTTGTAAATGGTTTTGTATTAAAACACGGCCTTTCTGCAAATGATGCAATTTCCGATGTTAGAGAAGAAAACTTCGGTGTTCGTCAAACATCTTTTTATGGAAATGAAATTGTAAGACTTACAACTGCAATTTCTGATGACTCTGCTGCAACGACAGTCCAAGTTGATTCGACAATCACATCTGGTATTGGAACTGGTGCAAGATTCGCAATGGGATCTTACATTCAAGTTGATAGTGAGGTGATGAGAATTACTTCCTCAAGTAATAATTCACAATTCACTGTAATTCGTGGTGTTCTTGGAACTAGAAAAGAAAGTCATGATGCAGGATCACTGATTCGTAAGATTACTCCAATCCCTGTTGAGTTTCGCAGACCATCCATTCTTCGTGCTTCTGGTCATACATTTGAATATCTTGGATATGGTCCCGGAAACTATTCTACAGGTCTCCCTCAAGTTCAAGTTAAATCTCTCACAGAAAGAGAAGATTTCCTTGCTCAATCTCAAGAAAGGGCAGGTGGTATAGTTGTTTATACTGGTATGAATAATAGTGGTGATTTCTTCAGTGGAAACACCAAAACATCTTCAACTTCAGGCGAAGTTACGTCATATGATATTCCAACTCCTACCGTTACTGGTGAAGATCCTTCCAAGTCCAGTGTAGTTTATGATGAAGTCACTGTTAAAGAAAGACTTCTTGTAGAAGGTGGAGATTCTGGAACAATTCTTTCTCAGTTTGATGGTCCAGTTACATTTAACAAGCAAATTAGATCAAAAGATGCTGCAACATTTAGCGGTCAAGTTAGAATTACCAATACAACATCTTCAGATTCTGTTGGTAAGGGTGCTCTAACTGTTAAAGGCGGCGTTGGAATTGTTGAGAATTTGAATGTTGGTGGAAACACTGCTTTTACTGGTGGTGTTAATATGAATACATCACTCGATGTTGATAACCTTAAATTGGATGGAAATACATTAAGTGCCACAAATACCAATGGTAGTATTACAATTACTCCAAATGGAACTGGAATTGTAAATATAAGTAGCGATTTGCGAGTCAGTGGAAATGACATTCAAGCATCTGATGGTAATACAAATATTACCTTAACTTCAAATACACTTACTACATTTGCTGGTGATATTAGAGTTAATGGTAATGATATTCAATCTTCTAGTGGATCAGTAGCGATTAGTCTTTCTGGAACTGATGTAACGACTGCGAATAATCTTACTATTACTGGTGACCTGAGAATTAATGGTAATGATATTCAATCTTCTACAGGTGCTACAGCGATTAGTCTTTCAGCAAATAATGTAACAACTGCCAATAATTTAATTGTTGCAAATGACTTGAGAATTAATGGTAATGATATTCAAGCATCTGACGGAAATACTAATATCACATTAACTTCAAATACATTAACTACATTTGCTGGCGACATTAGAATTGCTGGTAATGATATTCAAGCATCTGATGGTAATAATAACATCAGTTTAACTTCAAATACATTAACCACATTTGCTGGTGACATTCGTATTAATGGAAATGATATTCAATCCTCTACAGGTGCTGCAGCGATTAGTCTTTCTGGATCAAACGCAACAGTCGCTGGAACATTAAATGTCAATGGAAATACAACTCTGGGCGATTCAAATTCTGATGTTACTACAGTCAATGGTGAATTAAGAGTTACTCAAGATATTATTGCATTCTATACATCTGATAGAAGACTGAAAGATAATATTACTCCAATTAGTGATTCGCTAGCAAAAGTTTTATCAATCAGTGGTAATACTTTTGATTGGAATGAAAAGACATCCAGAGAGGGGCATGATGTTGGTCTAATCGCACAAGAAGTAAATGAAGTTCTTCCAGAAGCAGTTACTGAAAGAGACAATGGTTACTTGGCAGTAGATTATCAAAAACTTGTTCCACTTCTTGTGGAGGCAATCAAAGAGTTGTCAAGTAAAGTAGAAAATCTTGAGCAACAACTTCAAGATAAATAACTAAAAACCATAGAAGATGGCAAATTACAATAAGTCCTTTAATTTTAGAAATGGTGTTCAGGTTGATAATGATAATTTCATAGTCAATGCAAATGGTTTGGTTGGAATTGGAACAACGATTCCAGAATCTTATCTTTTGAATGTATACGGAGACACTAGAGTTACAGGACTAGTCACTGCAACAAGTGCAAATATTGGAAATTTAAATGTTACTGGAATTAGCACAGTTGGAGTTTTATCAGCGACAAATATCAATGCTTCTGGGGTCGTTACTGCAACAACTTTTTATGGAGACGCAGCAGGACTAACAAACATTTATGCGATTGCTGTTGATGGATGGCATGTTTCTGGTGGTAATATTTCTACAACATCAAATGTTGGAATAGCAACAACTCTTCCAACCGGCAATTTCCAAGTTGGTGTTGCAGTCACAATCAATAGTAATGGAAATGCAACATATATCGGAATCATAACTGCATCTAGTTTTAATGGAGTTGGATCTAGCATTACGCAAATCGATGCTTCCAATATTTCTTCTGGAACACTATCAAACTCTAGATTACCAAGTGATATTAGTATCTCTGGTATTGTAACCGCATCTAGTTTTAATGGAGTTGGATCTAGCATTACGCAAATCAATGCTTCTAATATTTCTTCTGGAACACTATCAAACTCCAGATTACCAAATGATATTAATGTTTCTGGTATTGTAACTGCTTCAAGTTTTGACGGAATTGGGTCTAGTATTACTCAACTGAATGCTTCTAATATTTCTTCTGGAACTTTATCAAACTCTAGATTACCAAGTGATATTAATGTTTCTGGTATTATTACGGCATCTGGAGGATTTGTTGGTAATGTAACAGGAACTGCCAGCACAGCACAATCTCTTACTGGAAGTCCATCTATTACGGTTGCAAATATAACTGCTTCTAATTTGAACGCAAGTGGTATTATAACTACAACAACTCTTGGCGTTTCTGGTCTCACTACAACTACAACTTTAGTTTCTCAAACTAGCATTGGTATTGGAACTAATCTCCCAATTGGAGATTTCCAAATTAAAAATGCTACTGCTGCTTCTATTTTAGTTACAAGTGACACTCAATCGGCAGTAATTTCAATTGGAAGAAGCAATTCTTTAGAAACTTCAAATGGTGTTTTAAGATTTGGAAACACTTCTGGTCTTTTTCCATACAGTAATGGAACCTCTCTTGACATTATCAACTATTCTACCGGAAACTTAAACTTCTATTTGGAAGCAGGAACTCCTGGAATTGGCACTGGAAACTTCTATTGGCACCGAAGAAAGAATTTTGCTAGATTGATGGCACTTACTTATGATGGTAAGTTGGGAATTGCGATTACAAATCCAGTCAATACTTTACACGTTGTTGGAACATCAACTATAACATCCAATGCTTACTTTGGAAATAATGTAGAAATAAGTGGTGATTTAACTATTAATGGATCTCTTGTATTAGGTGCTATAACTGCAAATGTAACTGGTAATTTAACTGGAAATGTAAACGCTTCATCTGGAATTTCTACTTTTAATGATATCCAAGTTACAGACAGGGCATTATTTGATTTTTCTGTTGGAATTGGAACGACAAATCCAAACAATAATCCATTAGAAATTAATTCATCTCCAACTAGTAGATTTATTGTTAATCCACAAGGATCTGTTGGAGTTAAAACATCTTCTATCACAAATGGTATAGGATTTGATGCTTTAACAACAAGTGCCATATTTGGTAGTGTTGGGGTGGGAACCACTTCGTTAAGATCTGTTGTTGATTTTGCAGATGCTGGGAAGGAATTGACCGGTGCGTTTGCAAATAAAATGTATATGTATCCACCAAGAGTGACTACGACGCAAAGAAATAATTTGACTGGTATGTTAGGTGGTGCTATGGTGTATAATACTACTTTAAATCGTTTAGAATATTATGATGCATCCACTGCTGGATGGAAATATATTAGCGGCACTTCGGTATAACACACTATGAATTTTGAAGTTATTAATTTTTTTCCAACAACTGCTTATGTTGGAGAAATTGAAAATCATAAAACTTATAAAAAATCATTTTATGAAGTTTATCCAAAATATGATTGGGAAAGGGATCAATTTAACACGACTGTCAGTGAAAATGTTGGTAATCCTTTATTACATTTAGAGGAAAGTTTAAATCCTTTATTTGAAGAAATTGTTGAGCATATTAAAAATTATGCTCAAAATGTTCTATTGCTGAAAGATGTTTTTGATTTTGCTATTACTAAAACTTGGTTATCGAGATCCCAAAATTCAAAAGATGAGATTCCTTGGCATATTCATTCAACCAGTCACATTTCTTTTGCATATTATGTAAATGTTCCACAAAATGCTCATGCATTGAAATTTTCAAATCAACATTTGCCAAATAGTTTATTTCTTGGGATGACAAAAGACCATCAAGATTATTCTAGGCAATTTGTTAAAGATTACAATAACGTAAATTGTGAAACATTTTTTATGGTTCCGAATGAAGGAAATATTATTCTTTTTCCAAGTAAAATTACACATTCGACAAGTGCTATGAGTTCTGATTTTGAAGGTGAAAGATTGGCAATCATTGGTGATGTAACATTAGTTTTAAAGGAAGAATATTTGTCTCATTCAATGGGATATATTTCCCAAAAATACTGGAAAACCTATAAATAAAAAGAAAAGTCGGTCATAAATGGCACTTCAAAGTTCTGGGCAAATAAGTTTTTCTCAAATTGCAGATGAATTTGGAGTTCCAAGTGGCAATAGACTTGGATCATATAGAGTTGTTGAAAGTGTAGGATCTTTAAGCAATCTACCACTTGATAGTGGAATTCCCCAATCTGGTCAGATTAGATTCACTGATTTCTACAGTAAAAGATTAAATATTGTTGTTGATTGTTATTCTGGATCAACGGAGTTTAGGGTCAATGCCCGAGCAAAATATAATAACAATAATTTAAGAGTTATAGGAGGATTTAGAGGAGCTCCCGGTAGTGGATCTGGAAAAAAAATCTTTATTAATGTTAATAAAACTTTTGGATCTGCATCAGGATCTGTAAGTAACGTTGCATTAAGAACTGGATCTTGGGAATCGGGAACAACTCTTCAATTAGATATTGGTTCTTCAGGACAAATTTTTGGTGCTGGTGGTCAGGGAGGAAATGCAAACGGTGGTGCAGGTGGAAATGGAACAAGTGCTTTAGGAATAGAATATTCTGGAGCAACTTTGATTAATAATGGATACATTCAATGTGGTTATGGTGGCGGTGGCGCGGGTGGAAATGCTGCTAATGACCCAGATAAAAACCAACAAGATGCTGGATCCTCTGGTGGAGGTGGTGGAGGTGGTGCTGGACTTTCTATAGGAACAAAAGGATTTACTACTACTAGTGGATATTATGGATTTGGTGGAGTAGGTGCTGATGGAAATGATTCAACTGCCACAGTTAGAGGATTAGGTGGTGGTGGTGGTTCTGGTGGCGGAGCGAATGCTGGAGCAGGTGGTGCAGGTGGAGATCCAAGCAATGCTGCTCAAAACGGAGCAAATGGAAGTGGAAATGTAACAAGTGGAGGAGGAGGACCTGCAGGTTCAAATGGAAACGGAATTATTGTAACTTCTGGCAGCGGATCAGTTACAATTTCCGGAAGTGGCACATTACAAGGTGCAATACAGTATAATGGTTCAGTAACTTAACTTAATTTAATTTCAATGAAAGATTTTTTATCAATTTATGACAATGTTTTATCACATCAAGAGTGTGATTACTTTATAAACTATATTGAAGAACTAGAAAAAAATACAATGATTTTTCAAGCAGATGAGAAAAGTCATAGAATAGATCATAAGTTTAATAATATGTCTCATAATTATGATTTATCTGCTTGGACTTGGATTGGAGAGCATTTTTTTCCAGCAATTCAAAATTGTGTCAATGATTATATTTCAACATACAGTATTTTATCAAAAGGAAAGTTTTTGATTTATGATGTAAAAGCAAAGAAAATTCCTGCTGGTGGAGGATTTCACGATTGGCATTATGAAAGTGCTAATTTATGTTCGGCATCAAGAATTTTTGTGGTTCAAATGTATTTGAATGAAATTGAAGAAGGTGGTGAAACCGAGTTCTTATATTTAAATAAGAGAGTCAAATCACAGGCAGGTAGAGTTATTATTTTTCCTGCAGGATTTACTCATACTCACAGAGGAAATCCACCTATAAATCAAACAAAATATATTTTATCTTCTTGGGGTTTAATTCAAGAATAAATTAAATAGGTCAAACTAAATAATGTTTATTATCGCAAAAATTAACAATTATGAATTTAATATTTAAAATTATAGAATACATTGAAGAAACGGACCAAATTATTGTGAAATTTTGTAGGCAAAATTCGCCAACATCAATTGACGAATATGCTCCAGTAGCAATAAATTGTAACAATATTGATATGGGCGATTATAATCAATTTGTTGCCTCCATTATGCGAGCAGGAATTTATCTTATTTTGCAACAAGAATCTGAAGAACCAACTTTGCCGCAAAATGTAACATCTGAAGTCATTGAAAGTGTAGATATTCAATCTCAATTAAATCGTGTCATTGTTATGAATAGTGATGAACTGATTGCAACGACATATAGGATGAACAAAATTAAATTAGATTAATTTTGTTCTTGACAAACCTCAAGAATCTCATTAGAATAGGTTTGTTCCTGTTGAAGATAAGGATCTAAGCTTCTATAGGACACTTTAAGAACCGTCCACTGAGTCATAGCAGGGGCGGTTTTCTGCTATAATAATTCCATACACGATGAAACCCCGTGATTCAACTCCGTCCTCACCAACAATCTACTCTTGACGCTCTGCAACAATATCTTAAAGGTATTGTAGTGATGCCAACAGGAGCAGGAAAAACCAATGTGGGAATTTTTGACGCGATGCATCAGTTTCTCAAAGAAACTCCTCAAACCATTGTAGTGGTGTGCCCACGCATCCTCTTGTCCGAGCAGTTGTCTTCAGAATACTTGGAGTTCATCACTAACGCTCACGTGATGCATGTCCACACGGGAGAGACGCATCACTTTAGCAGCACTAGTCCAAATGTGATTCGTGCTTGGCATGATGCTGTAGAAGGTCACAAACTGATCTTTACCACTTACAACTCCCTGCAGCAGATTGTTCGTGCTGATATTCCTGTCAATACCATTTATATGGATGAAGCACATAATTCAGTGCGTCGTGATTTCTTTCCTGCTGTTGAGCATTTTGCTTCAGAAGCAGATCGTTGCTATTTCTTTACTGCAACTCCTAAGTATTCTGCGACGATTTCCAAACCCGGTATGAATGATGCTGCTGTCTATGGCAACATCATCGCAAAGGTTCCTGCTCCCGAACTGGTGGAGAATGGTTATATCATTCCTCCTCAAGTAGTCGCAAAGCAAATGCGTCTTTCGGTCAAGGGTGAGGATATTGCTCAACGGGACTGTGAGTATCTGCTCCAAACGATTGCCGAGCATCCTGTTAACAAGATTCTGATTTGTGCGAAGGCAACCAAGCATATCATTGCTCTGTTGTCTGAATCTGATTTTGCGAATCAGGTTACCGAGCAGGGTTATTCTGTGCTTCATATCACTGCGAAGCACGGTGCTTTTATTGACGGTCAGAAGGTCAATCGTGAGCAGTTCTTTGATACTCTGAATGCTTGGGGTAAGAATGCTGACAAGAAGTTCATTGTTCTTCATCACAGTATTCTGGCAGAAGGCATCAACATTTCTGCTCTGGAGGCAGTGGTCTTTATGCGTTCTATGGACGTTGTGGGCATCGGTCAGACGGTCGGCAGGACTCTGCGTCTTCACCCTGCAGACGCTGCTGGAATCCGCTCTGGGACGCTTCAGGCAGGCGATTTGGGTTCGTATGCTAAATCCTATGGTCTGGTAGTCTGCCCGGTCTTTGACCGTGCTTCTGCGGGCACTGCGAAGGCAGTCCAGAACGTGACGGACATCATCTTCAAGCACGGTGAGGTCGCTGTGAGTATTATTAAGAGGTAAATTATGATTAATTTTGATTTAGAAGGATTGAAGGCTCTTGTTTGGCATTATGCAACTCAAGAGGGAATTATTACTCCTAAAACTTGGGAGATCATTATTTCCGAAGCATCTGGAGGGACTCATATTCCCGGAGACAAGTTTATGGCAGACGCAAAAAAGGTTAAACTTGGTTTGAATATAAAAAGTTCAAATAAAAAGTTTACTAAAGGATATACACAAACTTTTGATCTTGTTCAATGTCGTTGTCCTTTGGATAAAACTGATAATATAGGTGTGGAGATTATAAAAACTCTAGTTGATAAAAGAGAACAGAGTTTTGAAGAATTTAATCTTGATACAATGTTAGATGTGGTCATTATCCACAATAGAATTGGTGATGATTATAATGTTCGCTTGTTTGTAAATGAACAACCGAAATATGAAAATTTTGATTTTGAATGGCATGGTGGGCATGGATATTTAAATCCAGATAAAACAAAAAAGAACTGGAAGAGTAAATGGAAAATGAAAAGAAATAAAGGTAATGAAGGTGGGTGGCAAACTTGTTTGTTTATTAAACATGTTTTTGATTATAGAAACTGTGTTGCAAATTTTTCAGTAAAATGCGATAATAAGTATAATATATCTGTTGAAGAAGTAAAAAGAAAATATGCTAAACTACAGAAAAAATGATATAGATTTATATTTGCAGGACTGTGTGGAGTGGATGAAGACTTTACCTAATAATAGTGTTGATATGACTCTCACATCACCCCCTTATGATAACATTAGAGACTATAACGGATATTCTTTTGACTTTGAATCAACGGCAAAAGAACTTTATAGAATTACTAAACCTGGTGGAGTTGTAATTTGGAATGTTGCGGATCAAACTATTGGTGGAGGTGAAACTGGAACTTCTATGAGACAGGCATTATATTTTATGGAATGTGGATTTAAACTTCATGACACGATGATCTATGTAAAAAAGAATCCCATGCCCAGTAGTGGTAAAAGATATCATCAATCATGGGAATATATTTTTTGCTTTAGTAAGGGGATACCAACTACATTTAATCCAATTATGGTTGAATGTAAATATGGAAATCTAAAGGCAAATCAAAAGTATCGTGGAAAAGATGGTGAAAAAAATTATAAGACAACAAAAAGAAATTCACATTCAAAAGTAAGAAATATCTTTGAGTATATAATTGGCGGTGGACATACAACCAAAGATAAAATTGCATTTGATCATCCAGCAATTATGCCAGAAAAACTGGCAGAAGATCAAATTAAAACTTGGACAAATGAAGGAGATCTTGTTATTGATCCTTTTGCAGGTTCGGGAACTACAGCAAAAATGTGCTTATTAAATCATAGGAAATTTTCCGGATGTGAAATTAGCGAAGAATATTGTCAAATTTTCATTAAAAGAATGGAAAGTCTTAGTCCAGTTTCTAGACTGTCACAAGAGATACAAAATCCTCTTGTAGATGCTCTATACTAATTCTGTTCTGAAGGAGGAATCCTCAAATGCGTTGCAAAGTTCAACTCTATGTTGCCGGTAAGGTCTTCTATGAGGAAGTTCAGGCACGGGATTATGATGATGCCAAGCGCACTGCTCTTGCCCGCAATCCTAGTGCAAAAATCATTTCTGTGACTGCTGTATTTTGATGAATATTCCGAATGAAGGTCTCCTGAATCCCATACCAGGAGACCCTTCTGGGTATGTGACCAAAGATGGAATGTGGGCAGCAGTTCCTTTTGGAAAAAAGTTTATTATCATTCACAACGGACAACAAGTTCACACTGCTAACAACTACAAGACTGCAAGGTCTTATATTGCAAAGGCAGTCAAAGGTCAATCCGTTTCAAGTTTACAACAATTTCTATGAAAACTCTAATCGCTTCTACAGTCATTCTCTTTTCTCCAGCAGCATTTGCTCAAGAGGTTTATCAAATCAATGTGAATAAACTTTGTGCTGCAATTGTTGGCATTCCTTATGCTTCTGATAATTTTTCAGATGCACAATGGGAAAAGTTTAAGACTTGTGTGAGAAACGTTAAAACATATCAGGAGTAAATAATATACTATCTTAAAAATGAATATGTCTTATTACATATGGTTCATTATATTTGCAGTGGTGGCATACTTTATCGTAACTGATAGTAGCGTTGCTGCTGCTTTTGACTATGTAACCAGACTTATAAAATTAGAATATGAGAAACGTAAATGGTGGTTGCTGAATAATCCTAGAAATCCTGTAGTAAAATATATGATTTGGAGAAGGTCTATGAGAATTGCGAAAGAATTGCAGAATGAGTTAGAATCCAATCGCCCTTGACAATTCCTGTCAGGGGTCTTATAATATGTGAGTATCCAGTTTTTGTGTATGACGGAAAGAACACAAGAGTTTATGAATGCTGTATGGGAGGCACGAAACGCTGGTGCTGATACAGAAGAGAAACTGGTTGCTGCAATTCTGAAAACTGCTGCAGAAACTGTGAGATTTTATCAGGCACAAAACAATATAATTGTGCTTGATAAGCAAGACATTCTACAACTTGCACAGGAACTTGAAGAATGAAAGAACTACCTGATAAACTACAACTTGACATTATGTGGGCAGTGGCGACCAGTTCCGCAATTGAAACGAGAGAAAAACCACATCTTATTTTTGCAAAACTCCTGTATAATGAACTCAACAACATTGACCCTCTCGCAGGATATAGTAAGGACACTTAACGAACTGGACCACTTCACTTGCTCTGGGATGGTTTTTGCCTTATAATACTTTCATACACAATAGATCCAAAATGTATAAAGCAACTCTTAAGGTTCATTTTGATACTGAATGGACTACCACTTATGGTGGGTCTGGAATCTATGATAATGAGATCCTTCCAGAACAACATTACACTTTTGAAATTCCCTGCGAAGACATTAACTCTACCCAACTGTTCCGTTTCTTTGGTGACATTGCCCGTTGTATGGGGCACGATGAGATCAATATTATGAAAGGTGCTTGTTCTCTTGCCTTCAGTGATATGCGTAGTCAAGAAGAAATGCGTAAAGTTGCTGATGAGTATGATCTGACTTTGGGTGAAGATCTGAAGGCAAAGTTTGATAATATGCGAGAAGCAGAAGAAGAATGGGAACGCCTTAAAAAAGGTCCTAT